CCGGTCTGTGTTTATTAATGCGACGTAAGGTATGCTCACCAGAGGACATAAATAGTTCTGGGTTGGTATTGGTGTCGTCGATGTGAATGATTGCCTCTACTCCGTTTGCCTCTACTCCGTCTGTAATTACTGCGTCTGTCTCTCCTGCGTCTGCCTCTACTCCCAAGAAGTCTTTCTCCCTGAGGGCGACACTATGTTGGTCCAACACATCAATATGTGCGATGGCTGGATAAAATAAAGTCAATTGTTCAGCAAAATAATCCAATACAGTTTTCTCCGAAAACATATTTAAAACGCCTAAATTAGTTAGGTCGGTTAAAAACCCCGCCGCCTGATTTACAAAAAATGTATCCACTGCCGCCGAATCCGTAAATGGGTCTATTAAAAGGGTGGGTATTTTGGCGTCCAACTCAAAAATACGTGCGTTCGCCGTTGCCGTACTCAATAACATCTTATATGCCATTATATTATATATATATATAAAAAAGAATAATTATAAAAAAGAATAATTATAAAAAAGAATAATTATAAAAAATTTTTATAATTTATAATTTATAAAAAGAAATATTCACCCCCTACACCGAGGCAAAATTAATCGTCTCGTCACTACCATACGGCAGGGGACTACTCTGTGCATTTAACTTGCTCGTCTGGGGTTTATTTTTAAAACAATGCTTCGTTAATTGGCCCGACACAAAAGTTTCTGGGGCTGCGTCTTTAATACATTTTCGCATTTGGGCGTCATAAATCATACCTGCCGTACAACAGGCATTTCCAATACAATCTACCAAAGGCTTCTCCGTGTTAAAGTCTATGGAGGGCATTTTGTAATCATATTCGGTTTTGGCTTTGGCGTCCGGATTAAATTGCCAATTATATGCATCAAAATTCATATTATCTCTCCACGAGATATCTAGCACGCGCCAAATAATAAAAAAACCACCCACAGCAAAGACTGTGCCTAATAATATATTAGCTATAGTTTCCGGCAACCAGCCTTTTTTATTCAAAATGATTAACGCTAATAATATAACCCCCACAAAAATAACCATTTTCATCACGCCCGCCTGTGCCCTATAACGTTTCCCATAATAAGTATTAATTTCTACCATGCGCATTTTATTATGTTTAATTTCGTACATTTGATTTAATTGTATTTTGGCGTTGTTTAATTCATCTTCGACTGTATTCACGAGCGTCAGCAGTTCTACTAGCTCGGTCCGGGAGGTGTTTACGGACTTTTGCAGAGCTTTATATGTATAATTTAAGGTATTGTAGAGAGACAGACGGATTTCGGACAATTGATTAATTCGGTTAACAATGCTGTCTACATTTGTAGTAGGTCCATTCGCCGTAGGTCCATTCGCCGTAGGTCCATTCGCCGTAGGTCCATTCGCTTCCAACTCTTTATAAAGCTCTTTTTCCATATTTTGGAGGCGTTCAATATTTTTGAGAATTTGTAATTCTTCTTGTTCAGAATTATTTATATTAGACATATTTATATATTGTCTATAAAATATAAATTTCCAAGAATTATGTCCAAGAATTATTTCCAAGAATTATGTCTAAGAATTATTTTTAGCCATTTTTATTCCCCCGAACATAAGCACAATGACTAAAGCCAGCCATACTATTCGGCGATACTTATATCTCGTCAAAAGCAACCCCGAATCCTCGTCCATGGCGTCTAATTGTTTTATATGTTTGTGGATTTTCTGCCGGTCAGTAACCACTCCCAGATAAGTATGCGTGTCGGTTTGCATTTGCGACGTCTGTTTACTAAATAATTCTTCTGCAACCGGTAGAGTTTTACTTAATTTCTCCATTTTCGGCTTGATTTTATTTTTTACGCCCACTAATTCATTATACGCTGTTTTGGCTAAACTAAACAAGCCATTCGCCGTGTCATCGTTTCCATATTGCGCCGCATCGCAGTTGAGCACCGAATACTTTAGTTGTAAACCATTACCTTCCGGGGTATTAGCCATTATTAAATAGCAATTACCGGTAGGTGAACCCATAAATTCATTCAAGTTTAAGGTTTCACCCGCCAATAAATAATTCCTGCCATATTTACTTTGGGGGGCACTAAACTCTGCTAAAGCTAAACCGGTTTTACTCGTATTACTCGCCCACAATTGTTTATTGTCAGCATCGGTCAGGGCTAAATTTCCATCGTCGCCTAAAGTTAAGCGCAGACCTGTACACATTTTATTTTCTTCCGAACAATCGAAAATGGCTGTTTGCCCCCGCGCTTCGCCCGGTATGTTTATGGTTTTAAGGGTGGCAAAATTACCACATTTATACGTCGCCATGAAATTTTTCTTACAAGAATCGGGTCCGGGGTTTTTGTCCCCTTCTAAGTCGGCAATGGTATAATTCGCCAAGGTTTTCCCCTTTACAAAATCCTGGACGGTTTTGGACCAATTCCCGAGTGCTATAGATGGAGTAGTCATTATATATATATTTATTTTTATTTATTTATTTATTTATATTTTTTTTATTTATTTATTTATTTTTTATTTATTTTTTTATATATTTTATTTTTTATATATGCGATTCCCAGAGTAAACATACATACGTGTTAAATTCTTCAAATGAACTAAAGTATTTGGGGTTGATAACTTCACTGCGATAACAATAGAAATTTACGCTCTGTAGAGAGAAAAAAGTGTCTAATCCTGCATTACGTTTTGTAATTAGAATTTGTATACACATATGGTAGGTCCAAGCCAGTTGTATAGCGTCGGGTTTAATCGGTTTTAGACTACTATCCTGGGGACGAACTTCTTCGGGGTAAATAATTAAATGTCTATATGCTGTGTTGGACAGAGCAGTGTATATATTATCGTTTACACATAGCCTATCGTTTACGGGTAGCATATGTTTCGCAATAAAATTACATATATATTTCCACGGAAAAGCACACATAAGCATTACAGGCGACACAAACATCGCACTGCCGTCGGTCAGGTAGGTATCGATAACCCAGTCATACATATCCCGCCGATTCGCCAGAAACAGACAACGTTTCGTAGGACAACTATATAAATTTCGACTGTTATCAATTAAATATATATTACATTTTGCAATTTTCATATATATTTTAGACCAAATATAAAGCATATTTATAGGCAGGTTAACGTTAAATAAGCATTGGATAAAATTGGACATATAGATAAATAAGGGCACCAATTCATCTATGAAAAATAATAACATTTTATTATACATCAGTAATATTATATAATCTAACCTATATACGAGAACTCATTCTTTGCATATTCTTTGAAAATATTGTTGATATAAAACTGATTAAATATAACAAATTGTTCCTGTAATTTTTCTTCCAAGAGAGAACGGAAGTCGCTCTGCTGTTTATTCAATAATTCCGTAACCTCCGCTTGGGTATACATTTTTTCTTTAGTATTTGTATCCTCCGTCAAGTGCAAAGTATGCAAAGGGATATAGACATTTATGTCCGTATTAGAGACACGTTTACGTTTAAGGTGTTTCTCGTCGGTCTCTTGTAGGTTTTTTCTTTTAATTGTTGACATATATTAAGTATATAGATAAATTTTTTTATGTTTACATCATAATTTTAATATATATTAAATAAGTATATCTTTAAATGAGCAATAAAACCATTCAATTAAATCCGGCATTTCTCTCTTCCAGTGGTGGGGGTGGGGGTTCAACTACACTAAAAAGAGAGAAAAAAATAAAACCGCTGACAACCCTCAAACCGAATAAAGTAAAAAAACAACTATTAGCCAAAATTAAAGAATTTCAAAATAAAACAGAGAAGATAAATAAGGATGATGAAATTAGTATAACCTTTGATACGGATACGGATACGGATATAGAGGCAGAGACAGAGACAAAACAACGGGCTAAAAATGAGTTTGATGATAGTTTTGAAAATGAATTTAATAAATCCCTTAATTTTCTCTCGGAGTTGTCGAAACAGCGGAAAAATAAACCGAAAAAAAATGAAACTTTAAAACGGGATAAGATAACACGCGAAGTTCATCAACAGATTGCTATTGATATTCCGGAAGAGATGAAAGAACAAAAAATGGTAATTAATCGACCGCAGGGCGCAAGGGCAACAGCAAACACAGCAAGCGGAGCAGCAAGCGCAGCAAACACAAGCGGAGCAGTAAGCGCAGCAAACACAGTAAGCGCAGCAAACACAGTAAGCGCAGCAAACACAGTAAGCGCAGCAAACACAGCAAACACAGTAAGCGCAAGCGGAGCAGTAACAGCAGTAGCAATTGTAAACCAACCTTTACAAAATCCACCCGCTTACAGTAATTTAAAAAATGGTACCAAACCGACCTATAGACAATACCATAATAAAACCCAAAAAATTTACGGTCATGAGACTATAGCAAAACCCTTAATTCATATTGATAATGCTTCGGCTCCGGCTAACGCTAGGGCTTCTGCTAACGCTAGTGCTTCTGCTAACGCTAGTACTTCGGCTCTTACTATGGCTACTGCTTCTGCTACTGCTCCTACTAACGCTAGGGCTAGTACTTCGGCTAAGCCAAAACGTTTCAAAAAACGTATAACACGCACTTTAAAATATTCTTTAGGCAAACATAAAAATGGGAAAGTCTCAGTACTTATTAAAAACGCCAAAACACGCCGAAAAATACAAACCGAACAAGCTTTATTAAAACAAAAAAGTATTTCTGATATTAAAGTTTATTTACGAAGTAAAAATCTTTTAAAAGTTGGTAGTGAAGTGCCAAATGATGTTTTAAGACAAATGTATGAAAATGCAATTTTAGCAGGTGATGTAACAAATAAAAGTAAAGAGACTTTAATACATAATTTTTTTAATGACAAATAGCAAATGAAATAGCAAATGAAATAGCAAATGAAATAGCAAATGAAATAGCAAATGAAATAGCAAATGAAATAGCAAATGAAATAGCAAATGAAATAGCCAACGGCCAATGGCAAATTAAATAGCAAATGGCAAATGAAATAGCAAATGAAATAGCCAACGGCCAACGGCCGATAGCCAAAAAAGTTTTATATATTTATATATATATATACAATGACTAATATATTAAAAACTCCATGGGCTACAGAGAATGAAATCAATTTTTTAACAGAAAATTTTATCTCCCAGGACCCTGACGATTATTTTTATGAGAAAAAAGATTTTGCACCCAAAGCGCTGGTGTTATTTAGCTTGTATGAAGAAAAACAAAACGAGATATATGGCATAATACGAAATAACAACCCCGAGGTATTGCTCGAACAAGATAGTCACGCCCCGGCCCTAGTATTACTGGATATATTTAGTCCTGAATCTACGTATAACAAAGATAGAATTTGTTTAAAAAAAAAACAAGAAATTCAGTGTGTTTCTAGTGATTCACGCGTGGAATCTTATCTGTCACAATCGAAAAAAGATTGGTTCCGTACCGCCTTTTATAGCTCAAAGTATAATAGTTATATCGAAAAATACAAATTAAAAAATCGAGTACAGAATGAAAAAGATAAAAATGATATTATGCCTTATTTATCCGATAAAGCCACGGCGGATAAATTGTTTTTAATCACAGTGAATGCAATTAATAATTATTTTATGCAAGCGACTTATGCGCCCACTTTACAAATTGATAACCAGGAAAACGTAGAAGAACAACTCGGTGAGATTGACTGCGATTGTGAAAAGGTACCCGACCAGCCTCTCATTTGTGCCAGTTTTGATACCTTACAGATTCCCAATGACAACATAAAAAAAATCTTATACAATCTTTCTTTTATACATCAATCACAAAAATCAGAGATAATGCTTAATTTTCAAAAAGTGTTGCAACGCTATCAAGCAGAGCATGATTCTATCCTAGCAAACACCCTCGGGGAGGGAGTGAATATACAATATAATTTGGGGGAAGGTACAGGTTATTATTATATGGATGCTAAGAATCAAGCGTGTGTGTACATAAATACCCTAATTTTAATTACTATATTACCCTCCGGCGAATTGTTTTATGTCCCTTTGTACAACATGATGCAGATATATCCATTTAAAATGGATGACTATTATTATACTTTTCTTTACGTGGATAATGGTCCGCCGGCTACAGTGGGAGAGAAAAAATCGTGGTTTACTAGACAGACTGACACGCCCGTTACGGCTAATTATTATATTTTTATTGCGGAGAAAATTAAGTGGTATTTACAAAGATTTACTGCGAACGAGAGAGATTTTATAGATGGAAAATATGTCGGGGCCGATTATATAAGTTATATTAAGAAAAAATCAGAGGCATTTAAAAAAGCACATAAGCCCTATGTCTATACTTATAAGTCGCCGAAATTTGTACCCCCCGAACAGACGCCTATAACTAGTGCGCGTTTATTAGGAGGGAAAACGAGACGCCGACGTAAGCAGAGTAAGAAGAGTAAGCAGAGTAAGCAGAGTAAGCAGAGTAAGCAGGGTAAACGGGGTAAGAAAAGTAAGAAGAGGTCACGAAAACAATATAAAACTAAAACAGTATAAAGCTAATTATATATATAATATATCTACAGCTTTCCACATGGCTTTAATAAAAGAATGTTTAGAAAATATGAAAAAATGGCAACGGGAATATGGCTTGAAAACGGTAGTTATAACCCAAGTAGGGAGCTTTGGCGAAATATATTCACTCCTAAATACTGACGGAACATATACTGACAACACTATTCAAGATGTTGCCAATATAAATGATATGGTTATTGTACCCAAAAATGTTTTTATTGAAGGTAAACAAGTGGTTATGGCGGGGGTTGGTATGGCTTATTTAGATAAATATTTGAAAAAATTACAAGAACACGGTTATACTATCGTTATTTATTCCCAAGATGTTAACGCCAAAAACACGACCCGGAGTTTGAGGGAAATCATTTCCCCGGGGACTTTTTTCTCTCTGGACACGGAAGAATTGTCAAATAATGTAATGTGTGTGTGGTTATACAAATCGGTCGCCTCAAAATACACTACCACCGCGCAAGTCACGATTGGCGTAGCAAATATTGATATTTTTACTGGGAAAACTTCGCTCTTCCAATTCAGTGCTGATTACTCGCATAACCCGTCGACTTATGATGAACTCGAACGGTATATCTCAGCGTATAAACCGAGTGAATGTTTACTAGTCGCCAATATGCCGGAAAAAGTGATAAATGACATTATTGGTTTTGTGGGCTTGCAGAATACGAAAATCCATAAGGTGGATATTAGTAGTGATAAAGTAGATTTAAGCGTAAGCGTCAGCAACAATGTCAGCAATAGCAACAATGTAAGCAACAATGTAAGCAATAGCAACAATGTAAGCAACAGCAACAATGTAAGCAATAGCAACAATGTAAGCAACAGCCTGGTAACTTTTGCAAAAAATGCCGAAAAACAGATTTATCAAAAAGAAATTTTAAAGAAATTTTATCCCCACATTATGGAACAGGAAAGTTTTCAAGCCTTTCCCACGCATTTTGTCGCCACGCAAGCGTTTTGTTTTCTCCTGGACTTTGTCTATCAACACAGTCCAAACTTGGTGAAGCAATTAGCCGAACCCGTGTTTGAAAATTATACGGATAAACTCGTCTTGGCCAATCATTCCTTGTATCAATTAAACATGATTGATGACTCGAGGCATACGGGCAAATTGCGTTCCGTCAGTAGTCTCCTCAACAATTGCGTGACAACCATGGGGAAGAGACAATTTCTCTATAATTTACATAACCCGACGACAAATATCACGAGTCTAACTGCCTCCTATGCTATTACCGAACATTTATTAGTGTCTGATATCTGGCCAAGCTTACGCGCACAATTAACCGGTATTAAAGATATTGAAAAATTACACAGGAAACTCGTCCTGCATAAAGTTTGTCCCAAAGATTTTGCTCTTTTATGTCATGACTTGCAAATAATATCAGCTGTGTATCAAGTGACGATGAGCGACCCTATACTTTCGACATATATCGATGTGAAAGAAAATATCCTAACCGCGTGCCAGGATATTATTACCGAGTTGCAAACAATATTTGCCTTGGAAAAAGCTCTGAATATTACCGATATCAACGGGGATACCGAAGTGTTTATTAATCCAGGTGTGTCAGAGCCCATCGATAAACTTGTGAAAGAAAGTATGGACGGCCGAGAGAAACTCGAAGCGATACGCTTGTATTTATCCAATATTATTAAAGTGAGTGAAAAGACTACGGCGAAGGATACTCAATATATAAAGATACACGAAACCCCCAAAAGCGATGCCATGTTAATTGGTACTAGTCGGCGGATAGAATTTCTGAAAAGTTATCTGCAAGGCCGGGTGCAGGGCCAGGGGCAGAAAAACACTGGTTTACCAAAAAACGATGTTTCCCAGAAAAACTCTGGATTACAGAGCGTACAAATAAATTATAATTCGAATTACAGTCAGAAACCTGAAGTATTTGCGTTTTGCATCGACGATTTAGAATTTAATACGGTCGGGAGTAACAAGAAAGATTTGATTATAACTAATGCCCAAATCAAAGAATTAACCAATGATATTCAATGTTCGAGAGAGAAAATCGTAAAAGAAATGTCCTGGTTCTTTACAAAATTTGTGAATGATTTTATGCGCTTTGAAACACAAATTCAAGCAATTGTAAAATATACTACAATAGTTGATATATTACAATGTAAATGTTATATCGCACACAAGTTTAATTATTGTAAACCTACTATTGATACGCAGACGGTTACGAATACAAATACAAATACAAAAGCCTTTCTCTCTTTTACGGGTATCCGCCACCCACTAATCGAACATTTACAGACGAGCGAGTTGTATGTAGCAAATGATTTGACCTTAGGGCAAGGTACGGGCACGGGTACAAGGCAAGGTACGGGCACAGAGCAAGGCACAGGGCAAGGCACAGGCACGAGCACAGACCCCGGTCCAGCTACCGGCATATTACTCTACGGTACTAACGCGGTAGGCAAAACCAGCTTTATAAAATCTATCGGTATCGCCCTAATTATGGCACAAGCTGGCTTATATGTACCCTGCAAAACCTTCTTGTACGCTCCGTATAATTATATCTTTACCCGCATTTTAGGCAATGATAATATTTTTAAAGGCTTATCAACGTTTGCCGTCGAAATGTCGGAACTGCGGACGATTTTGAAAATCGCTGATAAAAATAGTCTTGTCCTCGGCGATGAATTGTGTTCCGGGACGGAAAGTGATTCGGCCTTGAGTATTTTCACGGCCGGCTTAGAAGTGCTCCACCGCAAACAAAGCACTTTTATTTTTGCTACCCATTTTCACGAAATAAATAATTATGAGGAAATTAAAGCACTATCTAATCTTAAGATGATGCATATGGCGGTGAAATATGACCGCGAACGGAACTTGCTAGTATATGACCGCAAATTGCGGGACGGACCCGGGGAAAGTATGTATGGTTTAGAAGTGTGCAAATCGCTGAACCTGCCTGATGATTTTTTACAACGCGCGCACGATATTCGTATGAAATATAATGCCAAAGATAAAAATATCCTGGCGCTAAGTACGACGCATTTCAACGCCCAGAAAATTGTCGGCATGTGTGAGCTTTGCCAGAAAGAACCTGCTAGCGAAGTCCATCATTTGCAACATCAACAGAACGCTAAAAAAGACAACGATTATATTGGGTCCTTTCATAAAAATCATGTAGCAAATTTATTGAATATTTGTGATGCCTGTCATAAAAATATACATAAGACCGGTAAACAACATAAAATAAAGAAAACAACCAAGAATTATGAATTAACCCCAGTGTAATAGTGGCTAAGTCGAAGGCTAAGTTGAAGAATTATATTTATATATTTATATGAAGTATTACTTGATAGGCTTATTGCTAGTTTGTGGATATCTCTTTTTTAGGTATAGTTTGTATGAGGGGTTTGCAGACGCAGTAGGGGCAAATGTAATAGGGGCAAACGTAGTAGGGGCAAACGCAGTAGGGGCAAACGCAGTAAGCCCATTAAGTCTGGACCTACCTGCGGGTTTAGAAGAAATTACGGGCCACAGTTTCTGTTCTCTCTATGTCTCCAAACCCCAAGAACTAAATGCTAAATGCAGTACCTTAACCGAGCAGAATTGTAATGCTACCAGTTGTTGCGTATGGTTAAATGGTGCGAGTTGTGTAGCTGGGGACGCAAATGGTCCTACGTTCCGGACCAAAGCCGGGAAAGATATTGATGTCAAGTATTATGCTTATAAAAATAGTGTAATGGGAAAAAAATAAAATATTAAAATATTCTTTAGGAAAAAATATTCTTTAGGAATAAATATTCTTTAGTAAAAAATATTAAAATATTCTTTAGACTAAAATATTTTTTAAGCTTAAATATTTTAATATAAAAATATTCTTTATGCTTAAATATTTTAATATTAAAATATTCTTTAAGCTTAAATATTTTAATATTAAAATATTCTTTAAAAAATTGATTTATAAAGAATTCTTCTAGCTTAACTATATACACTAAAGATGCTTATACCCGTAAAATGTTTCACTTGTGGAAAAGTCCTGGCCGATTTATATCGATACTATTTGAGAGAAGTTCGTCGAATAAAGAGAGAAAAAGATATGGAAGTAGATAATGTTATCTATTTAACCAAGATACATACCGAAAAGACTCCCGAAGGCGAAGTGCTGGATAATTTGAAATTGAATAAAATGTGTTGCCGACGGCATATGTTAACCCATGTTGACATTGAATAATAATAATATTTATATAATATATATGAAAAAAAGTAGCAAACGCAGTAGTACAAAACGCAGTGGCACAAAACGCAGTAGTGGCACCATCAAACGTATTTTTTTACGTAGTAAAAAACATTTTCGGGGCGGACGCGGTCCACATACCCAAGAATTGAACCACGATGCCAATTATCCCGCGGTTTATGGTATAGATGATAAATCAGTATTATATCCTATAAGTAAATATGGTGTCCCCGCGGGCTTCTTTGACCCGCCGGTGAATTCGAATGGTCCGAATGGTAATGGACCTATTAACGGGCCTTATTTAGGCGTGGGGGGCAAAAAACGCAGTAGGGGCAAACGGAGTAGGAGCAAATGGAGTGGCAAGACAAAACGCAGTAACAAAAAACGCACTGGCAAACGCACTGGCAAAAAACGCAGTAGGAGCCAGACAAAACTCTACAGAGGCGGGGGTAATCCCAGTACTTTATTACCACAAACTATCGTTAACGCGGGTCGCGGCTTAATGGAAAGTGTATATGAAACCGCAAATGGCTTTACCGGACATACGAACGCGTCAGATTTGAACCCTATGCCTTACAAACAACCCATCGATGCCGATGTTAAATATCTAAGAACAAATTTCCCCAACGTAGCTCAAAACTATAATAAAGCCGATAGTTATGTTAGTAGTATTTAAGTCATTTTAGCATGATTTACTTTAGCTTATTTACCATTATGTTTGTTAGGCGACTGGTTTATAAAATTTACGCACACTATAAGCCCCGGTCATAAAAAATATAGTATCCATTATAGTATCTATTAAATTACTACGGCCTGTTAACTTATACGGCTTAGCCATACCAATTAACATCTGCCAAAGCTCCCATAATGTATGTATTATAAACATCTTAAATATATAGACTTGACTATCGCCCTGTAAATATAAATACAGAAAACCAATGAGTATACCATTTATTAGATGCACGAGCGACCAACCAGACACATAAAAGGTTTTTTTAGAAGTTCCGATTAAGTCTAGGCCTAATACATATTTGATTTTTTCTGGTAAAAATGCATCACCACTGTTATACAAGCTGTTGTACATGTTCATATATATATATATTTTTTTATATTGTATATTTTAGTCAATAAAATGCTGATTTTGAAAAGTTTAGGAAATTAAAATATTTACTTATTATATAAATGCCAACTCGAACGTTTGATTATACTGGCGCTCCTGTTACGACCTTTAGTGCACTAGCTGGCTATGATTATACTTTTACGGTCACGGGTGCCGGCGGCGGCGGGTGTAAAAGTTCAACACAAGTTGCAAATGGAGGAAATGGAGCTATCGTAACTGCGCTTTATTCCGTCTCCGTAAATACACCATTAACCATCATTGTGGGAGGCGGAAAAGGACAGAATAACAGATATGGTGGTGGTGGGGGCGGCTTAACTCAAGTATTTAGTACAAATGATTCGGCGCAGGCGATTAATTGTGTTGCTGGGGGAGGGGGTGGGGGGTATCAAACTGCAAATCGCTTGGATGGGGGTATCCCCTGTGGCATAGAACGTAG